TCAGCTATGTTAGCAGGTACGAAAGCAAACTCGTCTAAGAATATAATATTAAATGAACCACCTCGAATAGCACTTGATGATGTGGCAGCTGCAACAATGGTTGATTTATTTTCTAATTCAATATTACCTTTGTTCCAGTTTATAACACCTTGTTGTAACCACTTTGGTAAATTCTCATATGCAAGTTGCAATCTACCTAATATATCTCTAGCAGTTGATGATTTGTTTGCAAGTATGGCAATGTTAGAGTTTGGATTGAACAATGCATAATGTAATAGATATGAAATAGTTGTAGTTGATTTACCTGATTGTCTTGGTAGTTTACATATTGTAAATCTATTATCATGTATTGTTCTTACAATATGTTTCTGAAAGTCCCACATTTTAAAAGGTACAAGACCTTCGTCAAGTGATACAACCTGTACATATTTTTCCATAAAATATAGAGGATCTTTTTCACACTTTTTATATTCTAATAAATTTTCTTTTGTAAATTCTATAGGTGTATTTACTTTTTTTAGATTTGGATTACCTAAGTATGCGTCTGACATTATAATATACCTCTTAGTTTATCGCCATCATTAAAAGAATACCAACCTGTAATAATATATTTTTCTGTATCTGTAATTTGACCTTTATGAGGATGTGTAAAGAAAGCAGGCCATATTAAAGTTAATCCTTTTTTAGCAGGTGTGGTTAATTGTTGATGTGTAAAAACTGTGCCACCTTTTGGCACATCATTTAAGTAAGTCATAAATGCTAAACATCTCCTTGATAACGGCCAACTACCACAATGTTCAAAATGTTCTTCAAAAAATCCTTCATTTGGTTTATAATATTGAATATTAAAAGGTTCATTTAAATCAAAGGCTTCTAATGTATTAACCATAGGATATTTCTCTATATACTTTTCTAAACTTTTCTGTAAATAAATAAAATAATTTTTAATAGTAGGATGATTTGATTTCTCTAAATTTATCGTCAAGTCTGTTGACATCTTACCCTTGCTTTCAGGATTAAAAGTTTTACCTGGTTTTTTATCTTTACTATCAGAGGTTTTATATAGATCAATTAAATCATCGCATACATGATTAGGTATATGCCATGCACCTATTAAAGATGAGTACGGTAGTTCATGTTCAATCATTTGTTATAATACCTTCTATATGTGTGTAACCTAATTGTAATGCAGCTGTAATTCTACGACTGCCTCTTAGTACTGAATAGTCTTTTTCGATATACTTAACACCATTTGCACCCATTCTAGGCACTTCACTTTTTTGATGTTTTATTATTTCTATAGGATCAATCATCTCTTCACCATCTAATATCTCTTTTAATGCTAAACCATGTTTAACATAATATAAATCTGTAATATTAAATATCTTCTTTTTTGGGTGTAATGTCTTTGCTTTCAATAACTTCATCTTTTTTCAACATCTTTTGTAAGTCAGCTGTAGAACCAACAAACAATGCATTTTTAATATTTGCATTGGCAGATTTAGGCAATTCTTTTAAATCTTTTAATTTTTTATTTAAGTCTTGTAGTTTATCTACCGTATCCGCAACATTCTTAATACCTGCTAATGCAACTTCATAAGCTCTAGGATGTTCACCCTCTTTTGCAACACTTAAAATACCTTCTATTGCCTCCTGTCCCTTTTCAATAAGATCATAATAATATTCTCTACTATTCTTGTGGTCATTATCCACATCTTCTTTATCTTTTTCTTCGGTTCTCACCACAGGTGCTTCAAACTTCTTAGGAGTTTTAGCAGGTTCTAAACCTAAAATTTCATTTACTTTATCTTCTATAGCCATATTACTATTTAGGTATCAATTTGATTGTATTTTAACCACTCGACACCATCATCGCCTTCCCTAATTTTTGATATTAATTCTTTATGGTCAAAGTCCTCAGCTTCTTGTCTTTCAACCATAATATCTACTATCTTATTATAAGCGTTTTTTCTTAAACTTTCTGGTAAAGTCATGTATTCTTTTTTAATATTCTCTACATTTAAAAGATTTCTACCGTGTAATGCTACAATAAAATTACTTTCATTAAACAAAAGATATTTACTATCAAAGTGTTCAAATATAGGTAACTTGTTTTTCCATATATCTAATTTAAATTGTAATGTATCTGGCATTTTAAATTCTTGTTTCCAAAAATCAGTATCATTTTTATCTACTAGATAACATAAACAAATAAACTCTAATATGTTTTGATTTATAGTATTTACTTTATCATTATAAACCTTTATTGTATTTTCATTATAATTTGTTAAATGGTGATTTAGTAAAAAACCTTGTTGAATACTAGTTGCAATGGCAGAAGCTTCTAATGGTTCTATAAAACTAGCACTTAATCCTACAGCGACACAATTTTTTATCCATACTTTATCTAATCTACCAGATTCAAACTTTATATTTTTAAATATATTAATCTTCTTACCAAATTTTTTTTCGACTTCTTCTTGTGCTTTGTCAGCATTTATAAAGTTATTATTAAATGTATAACCATTTCCCCAACGACCCCATACAGGTATACTCCAAGTCCAACCAGCATCCATAGCTCTTATGTGTGTATATAAAGGATACTTTTCTGTATCTTCGGTTGGAAAAGCAATAGCTTCATTCATTAAAATATAATCAGAATAACTTTGCCATTTTGCACCTAACTTAGATATTAATAGTTTTTTAAATCCTGTGGAATCAATAAAGAAGTCTGATTCATATTCTATTTTACCTGTTAAAGACTTTATAGAACCATCTTCATTCATATTGACATCTTTTATTTCGTCTGTAATTAGTTTGATATTAAATCTATCACACAATTTTAAGAGATATTTGTTTAATTCAGCTGCGTTAAAATTCATCTGATAAGGTACAAAAGAATGATTTAAATTGTCTGACCAAAAATTCTTATGAATATAATCTTTATTTGTTCTATTATCATTGATTAATGTACCGTAACCTAATCTATATTGACCATGTACCATATCCATTATTTGACCATCAACGTTATGCATAAAGTCATTTTTCATCCAACCCTCATACTTAACACCAACTTTAAATACAGCGCCTGTTTCTTTTATGACTTCAAATCTGTCAATGCCCATATAATTAGCAAACATATTCCAATGTTCAGTAGATCCTTCTCCTACACCAATGACACCTATTTTATCTGACTTAATAACTTGAATATCAATAGTATCTGTAAATCTTTTTTTAAGCATAAGACCTGTAATAAGTCCTGATGTGCCACCACCTACAATTGTTAACTTCATTTTATTAATGCCTTTCCTAATTCTGGAAAATACAACACATCTATTTTACTATTATTAAAAGTATCTATAGCTTCTTGTTGCGTTTCTATTAGAGGATCACCTGCTAAATTAAAACTTGTATTTAATAAGACAGGACAATCTGTTATGTCATCAAACTCTTTTAATATATCATACAAGTGTGGTATATCTTCATTTACAGTTTGTATTCTGCATGAATTGTCCACATGAGTTACACCCGGTATCTTATCACTTATACATGGAAAAGATATTGTCATAAACGGTGATTTTTTTAAATGATACATATCAAAATAATCTTTTGCCTTTTCTTCTAAAACTGAACAAGCAAATGGTCTATACCATTCTCTATTCTTTACTGAGTTAACAATATCTTTTGCGTCTTTGTTTCTAGCGTCAAAAAGAATAGAACGATTACCTAATGCTCTAGGACCACCCTCAGCTAAACCATTAAACACAGCTACAATCTTTTGTTCAGATAAAAGTTTGGCAATATCTTTATTAGTAATATCTGTGCCCACATCTTTTAATGTTTCTTTTTTATGGTGAAAAAATGTATGCTCTAATGGTAATACATGATTCATACCTGTAACTAATCTGTAATGATACATTGCACCACCTATACTATTACCACTATCATCAGCTAAAGGTTCAAAATAAAATTCTACGTCTGGCATTTCTTTTGTTAGATAGCCATTTGTAACAACATTTAAACCATAGCCACCTGTTATACAAACTTTTTTAATTTGTGTAAAATCTACAAAATCTCTTATTACTTCTTTTATATTCTCTTGTGTTTGTTTCTGTACTTGATAGGCATAATCAGCATAAAATTGAAAGTTATCTTTTGTTACTTCTTTAGTTTCTTTATCTTTATATGGTTTATAATAAGTATGTTTTTCTTCATCATCTTTATGGCCAAATAAATTTACACTTGGTATTAAATCAGAATTGTAAAACTCCTGAAACTCATTATTTGGTTTTCCATAAGCAGATAGACCCATTGTTTTTCCGTTTTCTAAACCATGTTGACCAATTAAAGTTGTAGCACTTTCATATATTTTTGTTGTACCTACATTTGATAATTGTATTGATATTGATCCTTCAGTATGAACGTCCTCATGCTGGTCAGCTGTATCAGTTCGCCAATAAGTCTTAAATAAAGGATCAAATATATCAGGACCTTTACAATGAAAAATTGTTTCAGCTTCTCTTCTACCATTAATTTCTGAACCTTGCCTATCTATAACAAATGTTAAACACTCATCAAAACCACTATTAAAGTATGCTAAACTGGCGTGTTGTAAATGGTGTTTGTGGCATAATCTATGGGACTTTAGACCAATTTTACTTTCGATATAATCTGCAATTTTATCACACAAAGGTGATCCTACAGACGGTGAAGCTATTACTGAGGCTTCTATATTTTCAAATTCCATGGCATAATCTAAAGACTTGTAAGGTTCTTTTGACCTCTTAATCCTATTATGTCTTTCTTCTTTTGAAAAGTATAGTATTTTGCCGTCTTCTATAACAGCCACACTTGAATCGTGGAATGGTGATACGCTCAATACTCTCATAATCTCCTTCTATTTATAAGTCTTCCAGGATTGCCATTTTCTATTAAATATGATAGTATAAATAATACTACAATCGATTTGGTGGAAATTAATAATGTTTAAAAATATATACTATTTTATAAAAGAAGCGCTTAGTGTAGAGCAATGTAATAAGATTATAGAATTAGGTCTATCAAAAATAGAAGAAAAGGCCTCAACCTTTGGTGATAGAGATACAGCTTCATTAAATACACAATCAAAACAAAATAATTTAACTATAGAAGAAATGCTTAAACAAGGCATTGATGTAGAAAAAAGCGTTATAAGAGATAGTCAAGTATCATGGATAGATGAGAATTGGGTATTTGATATAATCAATCCTCTAATAGACCAGGCAAATAAAGAGGCAGGTTGGAACTTTGATATTGATTCATGGGAAGACGCTCAATTTACTGTATATAAAGAAGATGGATTTTATGGCTGGCATAGTGATGGTATGGGTGATGAGTTTGCTAAGTATAAACCTTACATACAAGGTTATACAAATGTTGATATGAAAAAGAATGGTAAACTTCCTCATGGTTACACACAATCACCATTCTTAATAGGTAAAGTAAGAAAATTAAGTGTAACTATTAACTTAACTGATCCAAATGAATATGAGGGTGGTAATTTAATGTTTGATACAGGTCCACATGATAAAGATAGATTTAGAGAATGTGTTGAAGGCAGACCTCAAGGATCAATGATTATATTCCCTTCAAGTGTTTATCATTGTGTAACACCTGTAAAAAGTGGTAAAAGAACAAGTCTAGTAAACTGGAGATTAGGAAGGCCTTTTAAGTAATGAGTAAAGAGATTTCAGATTATTTCAAACAAAACAAATACGTTGTTATAAACAAAGTTATACCTAAAGATATTATAAATTTATTTTATCAATATACTTTAAAAAAAGCAAACAGATTAGGTCATAGATATAATACTCTAGGTAACATTGATGATAAATGGGACGGCCATTTTGGTAATGAAAGAATGGGTTACAAATCGTATAATTTTTATGGTGATGAGTTTGCTGAAACTATTTTAGAAAATTTATTACCAGGTATGGAACAATTTACAGGCGAAAGTTTAGTATATACTTATGGTTATCTTAGACTATATCAAAACGGTGATACATTACCAAAACATACAGATAGAGATAGCTGTGAAATATCAACTACGCTTTGTGTAGGTTATGATGGAGAAGATTGGCCTATATATGTTGAAACAGATAATAAAGAAACAAAAGAGATATTTTTAGAACCTGGAGATTTATTAGTTTATAAAGGTTGTGAAGTACCTCATTATAGAAAAGCATTTAAAGGCAATCACCATGTACAATGTTTTTTACACTATAATAGAAAAGAAAATAAAAACAACAATTATTTAGACGGCAGATCAAATTTAGGTCTTCCAAAAGGAGTATAATGAAGGATATATTTGAGAAAGTAAAAACTTTAATAAAATACGATGAGATAAAATTACCAGAAACAATAGCTTTTGATTCTCCAATCGTAGATGAAGCATATGATAATGCAAGAGATTTTAAACCATTTGAACAAATGTCATCAAGTAAATGGTATTATAGATCCAGAAAAGGCAAGTCAGTAAAATTAAAAGATATAGGTGGTGCAAAAATATTTGAAGGTGTAGATGTACCCTTAGAAGAAATACATCCACATAAACTAATAAAATTATTAAATCTAATCTGCAATGGTAGAGTACATATGCCTGTGGTATATAAAGATTCTAATAATGAATATTGGAATTTATCGCCAGATGGCTTAGATATTATAACTATATTATACTTCTTTAAAAAAGAATCAAATATTGATGTTTGGTTAGTAGATGAATCTATTGAAAGTAATGATTTTGAAGAAGATGACCTGATGTTAGGTAAAGAAGTTTTTACACCTGAATATGATTATGGTAATATAACAGATGATGATAGAATATTAATTAGAGAGATTTGTGAACAATTAGAAACTAAAGGTAATCTTTCTGATTCTGCATTTCTAAGAAATCAATTTCAATTAAAACAAATTTGGCAATACGACTTAGCTAATAGTCCATTTGTTAAAATGTGTAAAGATAATAATATAGAAGTTCAAAAACAAGGTCATATGACCACTTATGAAAATGGAGAAGCTAGAGAATATCCTATAGTTACCTTATGTGAAGACATAAGAAAACTAGAAAAACTATTTGCTAGTATTGTTGAATTAAAACTATCTAAAAATTAGTGTGAAACGATAACGACACCGGAACCACCAGTACCACCGTTTGAATCTGGTGGGTGTCCACCGCCTCCGGCACCACCACCTCTATTAGATGTACCGTCTGTACCTCTTTGTCCACCACCACGACCTTGTCCGCCGCCGCCTAATCCTCCAGTTGAAGGACCTGTTCCGTGACCTTGGCCTCCGCCTCCGCCACCTGCATAGTAAACTGATGTACCTGTAATATTATCTTGTCGACCGTTTCCGCCTGCACGTTGTCCATCTGGACCTCCGCCACCGCCGGCACCGCCGCCACCTCCACCGAGACCTGAGCCTCCTGAATTTCCGTAACCTGTTCCGCCACCTGAAGGACCTTGTGTTCCTGAACCTCCACCTTGACGAGCACCTCCTCCACCAGAACCTCCTGATCTTGGACCTTGATCCCAACTAGCACCACCACCGCCACCTTGAGCAGTCATGTTACCAAATGAAGAGTTTGATCCTGGTTCTCCTGGATTACCACGACCAGTTCCTTGAGGACCACCGCCTCCAACGTTACCACCTACGTTTCCACCTGGTGATACAGGATAAGTTGCGTGAGTTACCATACCTCCGGCACCTCCGCCTCCACCGATAGTAGTTCCACCACCACCGCCTCCTGCAACAACAAGAGCTCTTACTGCTGATACTCCTGATGGTACTGAAAATGTAAATCCACCTGATGTGTAAGTTGATATTTGTAAAGCTTTTACTACAATGTTAAATTCTCTATCTACTGTATTTGAACCGTCTGAAGCACGAATTGTAAATGTAGAAGTTGTATTTGAACCTACAGAGCTTAAGTTTCCTGATATAACACCATTTGAAGTGTTTAATGAAGCGCCACTTGGAAGTGAACCTGATACATGAGAATATGTAATTGTGTTACCGTCAGCGTCTGAAGCTGTTACTGTAACTGAAAATCCTGATCTAGCACCGTCAGCAACTTCAGCAATATTACCTGCTGATGTCGACCATGTAGGTGTAGCATTAAAGTTAAGTTGGTTATCTAATTGTGCATTTAAACCAGATTGTTTTGTAACTTTAATATCATATGGCTCACTAGCATTATCGAATGACGATCTTGCAACTGTAGCTGTTATCTGTGTAGCACTATCAAGTGTTACTGAACTAGCATTAAAGTTAGAACCTGAGTTTGGTATAAACGTTACTGTCATACCAGATAAGTAATTTGTTCCTGTAATTACGATATCAACGTTAGTAGATCCTGTTTCTGTAACATTTGTAGGAGAAATGCCACTAATTGTAGGATCAGTATCTAATAAAACCCATGCATTACCATCGTAATATTCTAAAACACCGACTGTACTATTGTATCTAACTTTAGCAGTACCATCAACTCGTTGAGCTGTTGTACCTGAGGGAACTGTTATTGAATCTGTCCCCGTAAAAACTCTGTTTTTTCCTGTAAAATCTCTAAGATCACTCATTAAATTTTTCTCCTACTATTCTATTTATAGTCCTGAAACCGTTAAACTATTATCTAATTGGTCTTGTTTGCCAATTGGTTTTGAAGCTTTAACATCAAAAGGACTAGTTTTGCCGTTAAAACCTGATTGAGCTACTACAGCAGTAATTTGAGTTGCACTATTCCAAGTTACTGTATCAGCTGAAATTTCGTTACCACCTGTATCAATAAATTTTACTGTCATACCTGAAGTAAAAGATACACCTGTGATTACTATTGTAAAGTTACCTGAACCTGAATAAGATACAGACGAAGGTGATATACTATCAACACTATGTTGAAAAGAACCAAATGGTATAAAACTAGAACCTGTACCAGCCTCTGGTACTTTTGTTGTTGTATTGAATCTTAATTTACCTGCACCTGAAACTCTTTGAGCTGTAGTGCCACTAGGTAATGTTATACTGTCAGTACCTTTAAATACTGAGTTTACTCTATTGAATTGATTTAAATTAGACATTAGAAGTTCTCCGCTAGTTTCCAACCATAAGTTGCACCTGAATAAACTAATTCAACTGCTGTGTGTTCTAAATTAAGTACTAAGTCCTCAGTTAATCCCATAATTTTATGTGAGTTTCTTCCAATTGTACAAGCATTTGTATCAAATGATCCTGCAACATCAACTA